TTAGTGCAGTTTGAAATAAGTATATAATAGGAAGAAAACCTATTAAATAAGGATATATGCGTGTAAGATATAGTCGGTAAAACTTACATAAAGTTACTAAAGTTTACACTTATTGCCCCTTATTTGCCCCATTTTATAATAAAAAAGACTTGGCAGCAACGGCTACCAAGCGACATGAAAAAAACAAAAACATTCTGCACGCAACTGCTCAAATGCCTATGTATAGTGTACCTCTATTTAGGTTAAATGTCTAAATAAAAAACCCCGACTAAAAGCCGGGGGACAGTTCGAGAAAATACCGAAATGACGCCAAATATTCCTTAATCATAGTATCACTTATATAGTGAAATAACAAATAAAAAAAAAGTTTATCTTCGGGAACATATTGTGTATTTTTGGGAACTGATGTATAATGTATTTACTATTAAATA